TTTTTCTGTAGCGTAGTCTACGAAATAAAAATTACCTGTAGAAGTCCATCTAAAAACACAACTTGCATTTGTGTCATCTCTAAATGGGTTTTTATACTTTTTACCTAACTTTATCTCTTGTTGGAAATAAAAACTCATCAACCTATCTTGTCCTATTAAAGAGTAGATAGTTTTTGAGCTAGGTTTTGTTTCTAAAGAATCTAAGTCCATAAAATAAGGGGAGATATTTCACTCCCCTTTATTAAATTAGAACAAACTACTCATAGATCCGTCTGAAACAGAACCCCCAAAAGGATCTTTAATCTCAGGAGTAGAATCACCAAACATCATGATAGGTGCATTAGCATCTACTTCGCTTGTTGTAGGAGCCAACTCTTCGTTATACTCATTAAAAGTATAACTGTTGTTGTAGAAAGACTTAAATCCATAGTCACCCGTAACAATTTTAGACACATAGTCAGTAATTTTACTAGTAACACTTAGGAAAATACCTGTAAATACGTCTTGGTATTTACCATCTCTAATGCCTAATAAAACTTTAACACCTCCGTTATCTTTGTTATAGTGTGCAAAGAAATCTGTCAACTCTTTACCGTCGCCTTTAACTAAGCTATTCCAAGAACTTAATACTAAAGGTCTAGTCTTAGGAGCTAAGTTACCGTAAGCCTTTAAAAGAGAATAGATAGTCTCTTCTCCACCTTTACACTCACGAATACTTCTTAAGTCAATTCTTCTTTCTACAGGAAGACTTGCTTGTTGCTCACTTAAAGAAGCAAGGTTTTCAGCCCAAGCAGACTTAGTGAAATCATCAATCCACTGTTTTTTGTTAGTTCTTATAGATACACGAGAGTTGTTGTCTACAAAGATAGAAAGTTTTCCTCTAAACTCTTGCTTAGATGTAGGATGGTTAGTGTACCAGAAATCAATACGAGTACTTTTTTCACCTAGGTAGTTAGGTTCTTTTACTTTTTCTTCTTCTGTGTTTAAAAAAGTTGCTAACTCTTTTCTTGTAGGATTAACTAACATGATTTGAATAGGTGCAAACCCTGTGTACATTTTACGTGCTGAACTGCTCGTTTCTCTGGTTTCTAATTGATCGAAATTCATAATTTTTACTTTTAATTTGTTTTAGTGATTTAACTTATTTAATTTATTTACTTTTTTTAGCTGGTGTAGCTTCTACTACTGGTGCTTCTTCTGCATAATACTCATCTATTGTGTTACACACCTGTTGTAAGTCGTTAGGGACAAGAGTTTGTTCAAACATTCCCATAGGACTTTTAGCAGGATAGTTACGATAACGATTAGTTACAAAGTGATAAGTAGGATTACCGTCTTTGTCTTCATCTACGTGAGTATAAAGACAGATAGTAAATAAACCTTCCATAACAATTTGATTATCAAGGGCTTTACCAATTGTCTTAATCTTTTGCCCTACAATGTGACCATCATCTTCAATAGACTCTGAGTGAGTAACATAGAAAACTTTAAGATCATTACGTAAACGACGAGCAGTAGTTAACATGTTAGTTACATCTTTTGCTAATGCAACAAACTTATTAAAACCAACCTCATTAGCTTTCTTCATCATTAAAAATGACATAGAATAGATAGCGTCATCCATAATAATATTCTTAATATGAGGAGCTTTTTGACTAATTTCTAGTAGATAGTTTGTAATTTGTTGGATATCGTCTACCTCGATATAGTTTTTTGCTTCTGGATAATAGAGTTTTTCTGCACCTCTGAAAGGTAATTCTTTACGAGCTACATTGATAATAAATGTTTCCTTAGGATCTAAGGTTCTGATTGAAGTAGATTTACCACTTCCACTTGGGCCAACAATGGCGATTAGTTTACTTGACATATTTTATTGGTTTTGATTTTCTTTTTTTGTTTTCCATCCGTAAAATGATACGAATAAACTTGCTTTTCTTGCTTTGTCTGACTTACTTCTAGTAGAATTAAGAGTACGATGAACGTCTTTATCTGGATGGTTTTCTAACCATGTTTGATAGTCGTCTTGTTCTTCCGTAGTCCATTCATACTTTTGATACCAACCATCTTCTTTAAAGTCGATAGCGTCGTAGTCTGCATTTACTCTATTACACATTTCTTTTAAGATCTTTACTAGACCTGTAGAAAATTCTTCTTTACTCAATTGATTCCTTTCTTTAGTTTATTTTTCTGTACTTTTCATAATGATTTCCTGTTAACATGTCTCTAGGAGCAGGTAGTTCTTGAAACTCACCATTAGCTCCGTTAAAGTATAATCCAATGCTTGCATTCTCTAAGCCGAAATCACGATCTTTTAAAAACTTTAAAGATCTATAGTTACTGCCTAGAAGAGAAATATCATACCCATTATGTGTCGGTATGTCGTATCTTGAAGGATTAAATAATCCTATGACTGTACGATAGTCTTGCTGAACACCTTTATTAAGATGTAGCTCTTCTAGAGATGGCTCTAACTTTTCTTCAATAAGTCCTCCTTTAGAGGTGTAAGTTTGTTTTTCTGAAGTTGGAGTCTGTTGATGTACTATTACGTTAACCATGTTTAGTTTTTTAGAAAAGACCTCTAATACGTAATCTTTAACCATCAGGTCAAAAGTCTGATAAGAAGTTAATCTTGTCTTAGTGTCTCCTGATACTTCATTAGATAATAAACTAATATGGTCTAGTACAAAAAATACCCAACGATCATTGTCTTTGTATTTGTAGCCTGTTGCTACTTTCCTTCCATCTTCTGTATTTTTGTAGATATATTCACCTACCTCAGGATTGTCAAAATAGGCTCTTATATGCCTCATTATACCCGTAGGGTTTCTTATATAATCTACGACTTCTACAATCTCTTGTAGGCGTTGAATAAAGTTTTCTGCTTCTCTGATTTTACCCATAAGTTCGTTAGAAATACTAAAATTTCCAACAGACTTGAGTTGTACTACGCTAACTGTTAGTTTGTATTTTTCGTAAAGAAAATAAGAAATAAAAGATAACCAAAAGTCTGTTTCACTCTCCTCTAAGGCAAAATAAAACACTTTAGGTTTAATAGCTGTATTAAAAGTTTGTTTGTAAACATTCAACACTGTTAGATACTTGCATAATTTAGTTTTACCTGTACCTGAGTTAGAGGTAAGGCATGTAATAGCTCCTTTAGTAAAACCTCCGTAAGTTTCGGCTAACCTAGAAAAAGGAGGAGGAATAGAAGTTAATCCACCCTCAGCCTTAATACGCCTACTTCTTTCGATTTGGTTTACTATGTGTTGAAATTTATCCATAATTAGATATTATAAAATTCTATGACTTGTATAGATAGTACCTCCATTAGCACTTTCTTCACACCACTTTGCTAGATCGCTTTGTTCTGATCCGTCTATTTTTTTGTAGACAAAGTAACCACACTCTCTAATATATTGAATGCTTCCTTGTCTTTTTAGAGTAGCTATGTATAAGTCTGTTGCTTGTAGTACATGTTCTATAGTATACTCTGGATAGTCTTTAAAGAATTTAATAAGTTTTTTAAGTACAGAATTTTTGTCAGTTGTTTTTCCGCCAATACCTGTATTTTGTCTACTGAACTTTTGAATAAATTCAACTAACTTTTCAGGATCTACACTTAAAGGACTAGTTAGGCTAAATTCACTCCTTTCTACTTTAGTAGAAGTGTGTATTTCTTGAATTTCTTTTTCTCCTAAAACCATTTTAAGACTAAGTAAATCTAAAGCCTTATCAGACCACTTATATGTTAGTTGACTTTTCTTTAAAAGTCCCTCTTCAATCCACCTATCTAGGTGTCCTTCTTTTAGGCATAATGCCCATAATACTTCGTAAAATGTCTTTTTCATTTGCTTTTTTATTGTTGAAAACTTATTAAGGGGAAACAAATTTAAAGCATTTTTTGTTAACCTGCAACAGCTTTTCACACATTTTTTAAAATAAATAAAGGGCTAAGTTTTACCCTAGCCCTTATAGTGTTAAGCGATTCCTCTAGGTGTTATAGAGTCATCTGATCCGTTATAAAAATCATACTCTTCTTCGGGTATATTGAATACAGAGAAACAATCATTACATACGGTAGTAATGTTAAGGATGTTATCAGCAAAAATAGGATTTAGACAACAAGGACAAGTTCCTTTATCAATCATATCATCAATGATATCTTGATCAGGTAAAGGAGAAGTAATATAAACATCATTACACTTAATGTGTTTAAACTTGGTACGATTTTCTGGTAGATTGTATTGAGGATATTTATCAAATACCCATCTATCTACTTCAGTCATTTCATATTCTTCTTCTGCCTCTTCTGTTGCTTTTGCTGCTTCCTTAAAGGGGTCTTTACAATCTGGAACTTCCCAAAAATCTTTTCCATAACGCCCTGTATAGTAGTCTTCGTAACCGTAAGCGTAGTCTTGTTCAAAAAGGTTGCCTTGCCTGGGAGATGTAGGACTAGGAGCTTTGTAAACAGGAATTGTATACACGTGTTCCCATTTTACTTCTCCCATTCCTACCAGTAGATCATAAACATAGTTTACAGCATTCCTATAGTGAGCTTTACTAATAACTTCTTTGTCTGTGTGTTCGAATGCATAACCTATTGAAATATTACAAGCTATACAGTCAACTTCAGCATTTTTTTTGATAGAACCCACGTCTGTACAGATACCTCTAGCAGAAGCATAACCATACTTAAGAGAGATTTCAGAAGCAGCGTCTACAAACTCTTGAGAACAAGTTTCAATACCGTTAGTAAAAGTGATTAAGTCGTTACTAAAAGAACGTCTGTCACCTTGAAGAATCATACTACAATCAGAGAAGAAACTTACATCACATTGATTTGATCCCACACCTTATGTTATCGTATAGGCTCTTTATCCTATACTTCTGCACTTTCATATTAAGTTATATGTGCAGGTCAGACTATATCATCACCCTATAAAGGGTGTCCCGAGCTCGTGGTGTTTTACCATCCTATAAATAGGACTCCATACACTAGTCGTTGAACCTTCATTACATTACTGTAATGCTTGGCTGCTGATTGTCCTCTTCAGGAGTTTCCAGCAATTCACGGGATTTTAGTTGGTCATGTGGGTATTTTCTATGTAAATAACAATTAGCATTTTGATATAAATAATTTAAAAATAACTTTTTTTCAGCAGTGCATCTCCAAGTATAAACATTTCTTTTAGTCTTTATTATTGAACCAAAAGGCAAGTTAAACTTATCTTTTAAATAGTTTTGAAGTTCTATTAAAAAGTTTTTAGTCTTACTTGTAAAATGTATACCAGTACCGCTTGAACACCCATCTCCATCAAAGTAGCCTCTTATAAAATGAGGCATTAGTTCATCAGAAATACTAGGAATAGTTAATTCCATATATGTTTTCTTATTCCCTAATCCTAGATTTAATAAATGGTCTACAAATGTTGTAGAGGAGATATGTAAAACAAATTGATTTTGTCTTATATATGTTTTGTTATTTTCAGGAGATATAAACTCTTTTCCTGGAATAAAACCTAAATTGGCTGAATGGCCTAATTCTTGTTTAAAAAATTCCAAAATATGTTTATCTTTCTCTGCTAGATTTATTTTAAAAGACTTTTCTACAGTATTTTTACGAGGTCTAATATATATAGAACCGTCTGCAAAAATAAAACCTAAAAAATAGGCTTTGTTTTCTGAGTCAATTGTTTCAAAATAATTTTCATTATAAATGTGTTTTTTGTTAAAATCATCTAAAGGGTATTTAAATCCATGTTGGATAAAAAACTTTTTTAAATATTTTGTACACTTATGAAAATGCTTAGAGGTCTTAGTAATAGACCTGTTATTTACATAGTAATTGTAGTAGTCTTGTATAGTTTGTATAGATTCCATATTACAAATATAATATAAAAATCTAAAAAACCTACACATCCTACACACTGTTTTTAACCAACTTCTTCGTCCTTAGGAAAGAATAGTTTGATCGCATCAAAGCGATTAAACATCTCAATAGCCAAAGAAATACCGATACCGTCATCTGCACCTAAACCACATTGACAACCTTCTTCCATATCAAAACCAAAGATCCATTCTTTGCTCATGTAGACTCTTACGTTGTTTCTTCTAGTTTGATTGATGTCTGTATGGGCTACCATACAACGATAGAGGTCAGATTGACCTTTTACTACATAAAGACTACCGTAGGCATCTCTTGAGGTTGTAGCACCTTGTTTGTTAAAAAAGTCTTGAAGTTCATCTACAAAGATGTCTTGTTCTTTACTGTAAGAGTGTCTTCTTTTTTTAAGAATGTTAATTACTAATTCCCAATCTGGTTCAATAGCATAGTTTACCTCAGGCAAGTCTGAGAATGTTTTTTTGTATGTGTTTGTTGCGTAGTTTTGCATTTTTTAATTTTTTAAATTGTTAAATTAGTTAGCATCGTCTTCTTCTTCTATTGCAAAAATAGTAGAAACATTAGAGCTAGTAGTGGTAGTAGAAATAGTAGAATACATATTAGTTGTGCTAACAGTATTTTCTACAATATTTTCTGGGTTTTGAGGATCTTCAGGATGATAGAATAAACCGTCTGATTCATAAAAATCATAATTTTCATAAAGAATAAAATAACCATAGTTGTTTTCATACTCACGTAAGTAACGATTATATTTAGAAGTAGTATTTCCGTCTGTAAGTTCGATTGCTAGTCTTGAGTGGGTAGTAGGTCCATAATTTACACTAATTACCTCACTTCTTAAAACGTATCCTGTATCCCAATCTTCATTAATACCATCAACATGGTAAAGACAGCTATGACAAGCAACTTGGCCAGAAGGCACTAGACACTTAGTTTCTGTATCATATATATAATAACCATAAGTATCTTCTGATATAGAAGAACAGCAACTACATGCGTTAAGTCTTTTTTGTATATTACCATGCTGGTTTCTCATATAATAATGAGGACCTTTCGGTTGATTTTTAACTAAAAGTTCTTTCTCTACATCATAATAATAAAAAGAATCCATGTATGGAACACTTTTTAAACTTTCCATAAACTCTTTACTTACTTTTAATTCAGCATCTACAGAAGTATTGTATACAGATTTGTACTTTCTAACAATATTCTTTATAATACCATCTGCTTGTATAGTTGCAGAATAGACTCTATCTACATAAGTTTCATTTTCTCCTGTCCACACCAAAGCTCTTGCTGCAACTTTTTTATTATAATAAAGAGTAGCTAGTCTAGCGTTTGGGTTGTTTACGTAAATATCAAAAAATTTTTGACATCTATCATATCTCATACAAGAAGAGTTTAGGCCAGCACCACCTGATAAATAGTTATCCTCTAAATAGTTTTCACGAATCTTTTCTCCTACTTCTTCTCTAAAAGTGTAACCAGGAATAC